GAATCTGAGGGAAAGATGAAGAAGCGTTATCAATCCATTGGAATTGTTATGGAAACCAAACATGGCCTTATGCTTAAACTTGAAACATTGCCTATATTTGCAATGAAAGAAGGCGCTATTCTTGCTTATTTGAATGAACCTGAAGATAAAGCAGAGCAACCTAAAACAGCTAACCTGGCAACTTTGGAAGATGATCCACCATTTTAAGGAGTAAGTGATGAAACAATTATTATTGATTGCAGTATGTTCTATTTTGGCAGCTTGTTCCTCTAGTCCAACAGTCTATAGTCAAGCTCCAGCTCAACAGTTAATATTAGATAAACAAGTATCTGCTTTAACTAGAAATGAAGTAATTAATGGTGTTACTGAGTGCGAGGGATCAGGTTTACGAGCTGTAGTAATTACCACCAAAAGGTCTATTAATGGTTTTACAGCCGATATTCCTGTTGAAGTAACTTGTATGCCAAAACATAGATATTACTAAGGAGAGATATGGATAACGATCATATTTGGACTGCTACTGGAACTGATATTACTGTTAGATGGAGGCTTGCTGGATGGATTCCTCCATCAGAGCTTCAGGAATATAAAGATAAATGGGCCTATTGGCAAAATCTACCTTTGCGAAAATTAGATGATGCTGCCAAGCAGCAATATGAAGCTGTATTGCGAAAAGCTAAAGTAGTGAGGCTTAAATGATTTTTGAACAGATCCCATTTGCAGGAGAAATGGCAATACCTGAAGATGAGTGCGAAAGGCAGTTTTTTGAAACTTTTCCTGATGTATTCAATCACAATCCCATAGCTTTAAAGGTTTGGACTATGGCTTGGATTAAAAGCCGTATGTTTACCCTTAAAGATATGGAGCAGGAATTTAAAAAACTTTAGTATTTCCGCATATTTGGCAGAGGCGCATCTTTTTGGTCTGATCCTTTAGACTTTTCAGGATGCGCCTTACTCATAGACTCTGATTCATGCTTTTTAAGTTCTTTGCCAAATTCATAAATTGCATTACGCAATTTAATAACTTGAGCTTCTTCACGCTTTTGTTGTTTTTTAGATTCTTGCATTTTTATGCTCCTAGTATGTCCATAGCTTTATGGGTTCGATCAATACGATCTTGCAATCCAATAGTTCCACCATTGATCCGCTTAGTAATGGTAGTCCAATCCTCATTATCTGCCAATAAATTTAAACCTCTTTTGTTCCAAAACCAACCAGCAGATAAACAAGCGTTTTCAGGTTCTAAAATAAGCTCAGGATGCTCTGCAAAAGGCTTACCTAATGCCAATCCACATACAGTATAGTTTGAGCGCCCTGTGAGCTGAATTAGACCCCTTCCATGAAACTTCCAGCCATCACCATCCTCAGTATTTCCTAGATCAGCTCTGCCACCATAGACTTTATTGGCAATTCTTTCAGGTTTACGCTCATATTCAGCAGCAAATTGAATGTCATGAAATCTACTAGGCCATGTTGCAACTAGACCTTTAGCGCTGTAATTAAGGTTTTCTTCTAAAACTTTAAATGAAGCAGATTCATGACCACATTGCCCAATAAAGGCAGCCTGGCGCAATGGAGTATTTATTTCATATTTTTGAAAAGCAGTATTTAACCCATCAAGCCATTTAGGATCTATTCCTAATTTATTTAATTGATCTATATTCATTTGATGGGAGTAGAGTTATGAATCATTTGATCTTTTGCTTGGCTGCTGGCTGAACTACCAAAATAAAAAGCAATAATGCCTGTCCAAGCAGTTCCTAAAGAACCTAGCATTAGCATTAAGGCATCAGAAGTCATAATTTTGCCTGACATTAAACCGCCTAAAATACCAAAGAATCCAATAGTTACAAGGATAGACAATACAGGAGGAATAATTGATTTAGTTTCTTTTTGTAAATCACGAGCAGAAGCTCTATCTTGAACTGCTAATTGTTCGAAATTTAGCCCTAATTCTTGAGCTTGTTTTTGTAGTTCAATTTCCGCTTGTTTAAGGCTAGATATTTGTTCGGCATTTAATTTACCGCTATCTATAACATCTTGAACTTTATCTTCATCAATTCCAAGCGCTTTAGATACCGCAGTTACAGCCAAGCCAGCCAAAGGGCCACCTAAACAAGTAGCAATAGTTGGCACTAATTTAGATAACCAATCCATTATTTAATTCCCCAAGTTAAATACCAAGCTATCAAAGCAGCTAAGGCAAAACAATAAAATTGAACCCTTCTGACTTCTTTTAAATCATGTTGGTATTCTTCGTTATCTTTGCGTTCCATATTTTCAATATCCAACTTAATTTTTAATACCGCTTCCCATTCTTTAGCACCATACTTTTTAACAAAATCAATTTTTAGCTTGGCTTCTTCATCACTTATTTGCTTTTTATGCTTCCAAGATTCAAGCGCTTTTATTAACGCTTTTTCTTTTTTTAATTCTGTTTCTCGCCTTAATCTTATTCTTTCTTGTGCTTGTTTTTGAGCTACATCAGTTCCATCTTTTTGGATTGCCTCAATAGATTTAGATAGAGATTTAGCGCTTTCTCTACTTGCATCAAGGCTACCAGTTAGGGTTTTGACCCCTTCTGAAAATCCAAATTGATCTGTCATTATTCATTAGTTCAGTTTTAGAGCAATAGAAATAAGAACAGCAATCATAAATCCAGCAGAAGTAATTAATATTTGCTCAAGTCTTTTTAAGCGAGCATTAATTGATTCATAACGGAAAGCGCAGATTTGTTCATGAGCAGATAAAGCAGCTTCATTTTTATCAATAGAAATCATTTTTAGCCCTTCATAATGTAAGCAAGAGCATAGTAAGGAGGCAGATTAGCGTTAGTTCCGCTTACACCAGCAGTAGCATTAGTAGTTGTAGTAGCTACTGTAATGCCTGTAGTGTTTGAGTTTGTATTTATAGTATTACCGCCTTGACTATCACTTGTATTGTTTCCTGATCCTACTCTAGCGCCAAAAGGAATTGTATGAATATGACCAGGATCAGTAACAACTGAAGTAGAAGTTGCTGTATGAGTATGAGAAACAACTATTGCATCGGCTGTTCCTCCAGTAGCATTTACAGCATAAGTTGATCCAGCTCCAACAATAAATGAGTTGCGTAAATCAGGAGTTCCATTTGTTCCATCGCATAAATACCAAGTTGCAGGAATAGATCCAGTAGATCCTGACCAAAGAATAATTCCACCAGTAGGAATAGCTGGAGAGGATGTTGGAGCATTTTGCAAAATTGGATAGATATTGTCTAAAGTCTGTATCAAAACAGCACTTGCATTTTGCAAAACAAACTTATAGGAATAACCAGTAAGTAGCCAAATTTCTTGTGGAACTCGACCAGCAGCATCTAAAACAATAGGATTGGCATTAGCAATCGTTCCAGCATTAGTTGTATAAGTTACTAATGGGGTAGAAGATCCAGCTTGATAGGTATATATCAAACCTCCTGCTAAAGGAACTCCATTGTCATCAAAAAATTGCTGACCTATTCCGTATGGGGATAAAAGAACTGATGCCATGATTATTCCTTGCCTATGTCTTTAAGATTAGTTTTGCCTTTTTGAGCGTTCTTCATCATTTCTTCTTGAAGTTTTGTCGCTTGCTTTTTTTCAGATTTGCCGATTGTAAATAATGCTGCTTTTTCGCCAATTTTTTCGCCAATGGTTGCACCAAAAGGCAGGCGAGTTGCTGCTCCTGCTTCTCTGCCAATCATAGGAAGTTTTTCAGCAAACTTGCCAACTCTTTGTGCTTGTAAAGCTGCGCCCTCATAAGCATGAACACCTGGCATTATGTAGCCACCATAATTTAATGTATGAAATGCTCTTTGTTCTTCAGGAGAAAAAGCGTGTTCAATTTTCTTGGCTCTAGCGTTAAGAATGTTATTAACTGAGTTTTGATTCCAAGTTCCTGCCTTACCAGCTCCAGCTTGATAGATTTCTCTAGCTAAAGAACCACGCATTTCAGCTTTAGCAGCTTCAGCATATTGCATTAATTCAGGAGTAAGTTCTAGATCAAATCCAGTTCCACGAACTCGGCCTTTGGAAATCTCATCAAAAGTGTCATAAATATGCTTCCATTGATCAGGAGGCATAGTATTGAGTTTTTTAGGAATGGCATCAAAGCTAGTGGCTGTTTGAACTCCATTAGGATCAACTTCACCAAACAAGCTCTTAATCCCTTTAGACTCAAATATTTTCTTTTCAGCCTTAAAAAGATTGTCTGCTTTTTTGTATAAATCTTGACCACCAGCCAAAGCAATATCTTTATCAATGGCTGCATTAATTTTGCTTATTGTGGAAGCATTATCTTTAGTCCATTCGCCATTTAAAGCCTCTCTTACAGCTTTCCAAGCAGCAATACTATTTGGAGGAAGAATATTGCCAGCACGATCTTCAAAGCCAACAGTTCTAGCCAATTCAATAAGTTGTTCAGCACTCTTAGCAACTCCTTCGTTGCTTTTTAAACCTAGACCAGCTCTAAATTGTTTATTTTCCAATAAGTTACTTACTGAATTAGACTGTATAGGTTTGTCACCTACTTTTGCTCTTGCGTCATCGTAAAGGCTTTGTTTTGCTGTTTTGAGATAACCAGTTAAGCCTTCATCTCCAGCAATAGCATCGTTCATCAACTGACCACGCTCATAGTCTGTAGGAAGATTTTTGCTTGCTCCGCTATTCTCAATACGCTTTTCAGCGTAACGAGATAAAGCATTTTGCTCATCCGCAATTTGCTTTTTAAGAATCTCGCTTTTAGGAGTAGGATTTGCTGATCTAGCTTCTGTATATTCTTGGCGCAAAGTGTTTTCATTGCCAGTAACTACACCACTACGAACTTGACCACTATCTCCAAGGATTTCATTGGCAATCTGTGATCTAGTTGCTTGTTCGGCAGAAGGCGCATCTTGTGTAATCTTAGACAATTTAACAGCAGGATATTGACCACGAATAGTTTCTTCTCCTGAGATCTTTCCTGTGTAAGGATTAATTTCAGTCTTAGCAGCTCCAACTCCAGCCATAGGAGGCTGTGTTCCAGCAGAAGCAACTGGAGTAGGTTCTTCAAACTTAGGAAAGCGCTTTTCAAATTGTTCTTTAATTGCAGTTTTAGCGCTAGGCAATTTAGCACCAACAGCAGTAGAAATGCTATTAAGCATACTTTCTACATCTTCTTTTGGGATGCCTGTCTTTTTAGAAATAGCCTCTGCGCTTTCTCCAACATATTGAGCAACAGTTTCCATTGCTTTACGGCTAAATTCACCTTTGTATTCAGGAGTTTCAGTAACTCCTAAAGCCTTACCAAATGGTTGATTTAAAGGCTCTGCTAATCCTTGAGCAGTTTGTGTAGCTTTTTCAGGAGATTGACCAAATGCTCTAGCAATAGGATAAGCAACAGTAGCTACAGTTCCTGGCACAATACCAGCAGCCGTATCTGCTAAAGAAGCAACTCCAGCGACTAAAGGTTTTGCAGTTTCAGAAGCCTTTTTAGAACGCTCTGCAAATTTTTCCATAAAGCTCTGAGTTTCTGTAGGAGCGCCTTCAGCTTGACCAAACAATTTAGGTTTAAGCTGCTGTGATGATTCTTTTTTAGCTTCAGAAGGAGCTTCTGCTTTTCCACCCATTAAAAAGCTAGAAAATGGATCAGAAGATTCTTGAGTTGTTGCCTGAGTTGTTTGTTGAGCGCCACCAACTACTTTGTTTACATAAGCAGTAGGATCTTTTGTAATATGACCACCATAAGCAGCCAAAGCTTTATCTAGACTTCCTGTTTTTTCAACTAAAGTAGTTAGATAATGTTTAGCTGCTTCTCTAGCTTGTTTAGGATTAAATGGATTAAATTCATATCCTTGCTCATGCAGCATTTTTACAGTAGATGGGATAAATTGATAATCTCCCATTGCTC